TTTTATATCTTAATACTACAATCGCCAAGGTCTTCCTGGTGCTGGTAATACTGCTCTATCAGCCCATGTTGTAAATACATTATATTGTCGAAAATAAGGCTGTCCCGCATCAGAACGAATAGGTTGTGATACATCAAGTAACTTCAAACTCGCTTTTGCTTGTTGTAAAGTAATACCCTGAACGTTTGCTAACTCGGGAGCTTCTAATTCAATGTATTCATTCCAAGAATTATATCCTACAGGTACTGGTGGTAAAGCCATAACTATTTTCCTTTATTAGTAGTATTTATCATTTATTGAGCGCAAAAGAAAGCCCACATAAAGTGGGCTTCCCGTTTCTCGTTGTGAGAATAACTTTCTTATTGGAAAGTTAGGTTCTGAACGGCGATCTCACCAACGTAGTCCGCAGCATTACCGAAAGATGACGCCGTGTTAGTTAACTCAATGTAACCATAACGAGTCATGAACGATACTACTGGTTCGAATGTTGATGGATCTAGTACAACACCACTGCTCATCAATGGAATGTATGGGCAGTAGAACGCGGCTGCGTCAGTTTCAGATGAACCCTTGTAGCCAACTAGGACTGGCTGAGTATCTGGAGAGTAAGAGTTTACAAATACTCTCATAGCACCGTTTAGAGTACCAACAAACTTAGTGTTAGTTGGCGCTTCGAATGTGCCTTCTGTTGTACGAGCGAACGCTGAAGTAGTAGCTGACTGTAGAACAGTTAGAACTGCTGGTGAAACAACAGCCCAGTTACCAGCACCACGACGAGTACGCTGTGCGATCAAGTTAGCAACACGGTTGATTAGAACAGCAAGAGCTGCGTGCTCATCACCAACGTATGTAGCAGTACCAGATACAGTTGCCTGGTTGTATGTGAACTCAGTTGATGCTAGAGTCGATAGAGACAATAGGATCTCTTGATCGATTTCAGCAGTGATTTCCTGAGCAAGTGCAGCCATGATTTCAGCTTCTACATCGATGCCATGCTGAGACTGAGCGTCTTGAGCGGCTTCGAATGTCCAGCGAGCTTGTAGCTTACGTGACTTGGCTTCAACAGCCTGACGTAGAATCTGAACACTGATCTGCTTACCACCATCACCTTCAAGTGAAGCTGTATCAGCACCTGTGTAAGCGTCAGAAGTTGTAGCTGACTGAGGTACACGAGAGTAAGCCTGTGCAATCTTGAATGGGCTTAATGCTTCCTCACCTGCTGTCACTGAAGTAGCGGCGGCAGAGTTGTCAGTTAGCGACTGAGCGTAACGTACACGTAGAGTGTGAATCTGACCAACAGGACCAGTCATTGGCTGAACACCGACTAGTTCGTTAGCGATTACAGTTGGCATAACTCGGCGAATAACAGGTAAGATTACACGGTTAAGTGTAGCGATGTTACCAGCAGTAGTTGTACCAGCAGAAGCGGCTTCTGATAAAAGATGCTTCTTTGTGTTTTCTAGAATAACGTTCATGTTATTCTTTTTAGTTCCTTGTAAGCCTTCCAACAGGGCGTTTTTAGTGTCGTCCCAACGGCTTTCTAAAAGTACATTTGACATTATATTGGTCTCCTTTATATGTCGATCTTAAAGCCCTGCCAGACGCTTGATGTCAATCACGTTGTCTTTCGACGCTGGATCAACTTCTTCGTTTTTCTTGGCAGATTTATCACCAGTTGCTTCAGTAACAACTTTAGACTCAGTTAGCGCCGCCTTCTTAGAAGGTTTTGCTTCGTTAAGACTAACGTTGTTCAAAACAGCAGGTAAATACTTTTCAAATGCGTTCTCCAATCTATCTGTTTGAACGCTCTCAAGTAAAGCACTCATGACCTCTTTCTTCTCAGCGTTTAGAGGAGATAGTAACTTACCTAACTGCTCTTTACGTTGATTAGATTCTTTGATCATTCTTACTTCACGATCCTTGTTTTCCACAATCTTCATTGCTCTTGTCAATTTGATTGCAGCTTCTTCTAGTTGCTCATTCTTACGGTCTAGATCATTCATTAGATTACGAGTCTCAACCTTATCATTTAGATAAGATACTGAGAACTCACTAGCAAATGATTCAAAGATCTTACGACCGAAAGTATTTTCACGAGCAATTTGAATATCTTCTTTTAGCTGTGATAGTTCACTTTCTAGATGCTTCCCGATAGTAGCAGAAACTTTCTTTGAATTCTCTTTAACAAACTTACGCTTGAGAGTCTCCAACTGCTTCTTGCCTTCAGCAACTAACTTGACCTTAGCTTCAACAACTTCACGCCTATCTTGAGCAAATTCTTTGATTTCTCTAGCTAGGGCATGAGTGATGAATGACTCAAGTTTCTTCTGATTTTCCATCTGAAGTTTACGATCATTACGTAGCTCTTGGATTTCTTCGGCTAATTTGCTAACCATGAAATCGTTGAACTTTGTAGCATTCTCACGTAATTTAACTTGTGCCTTTACACGCTCTTCGTTCATTGCTTTTCTTTCTTCATGAAACTCTGAAATTTCTTCAGAAAGACTTTCGGACATCATCTTGTCAAGTGCTTCTACCATAACGCTACGATCATGTTCATAACGTTGCGCGAACTCTTCATGTAGTTCGGCACGTACTTGATTACGAGCTTCGTCTAACTTGGCTTCCCAGGCTTCATTGATTTGTTCACCTACCGCTTCGTTAATAACACCGCTCTCAAGTAATGGTTTAATAGCATCTAACATGCGATTCCCCTTTATCATTGTTCGATTCGTTTAGCTCCGAATCATTGAGCATTGTATCATAATGATACAAATTCTTTACTTATTAATCTTCAACTCTGTAATCAGTTTCTTGATTTCATCACCAAGATACTTCTGTGCCCTACGATCTTCCTTTACCGACTCAGCAATCTCTAAAACTTTATGACCATGCTTCATGTTCATTAACGATTCATAGATAGCCTTTGGATAAGCGTTTGGAGCAGAAGGTTGTGCTACGATGTCTACAGTAACGATTTCAAAGTCTGATACTTTACCATCAAAATCATTCACGTTACCACTACCACGACTACTAACACCTAATTTTACTCCTGATTGGAGCATCTTACTAACAAGTTCACCCATTGGCGTAGGTAAGATTTTCAACTTACCATAACCATTAGCACCGTCCATCCACATTTGAGTAATCATATGGGATACTCGGTCTAAGTTAATCTTCAAATCATCTGGGTGATCAACTTCACCCAACACAGAATAACCTGTACTGATTTGTTCGTTCAATGTATCTACAGCATTTTCAATTTCATTGACAGGGTAAACACGCTCATTGGCGTTTTTTACCCCACCCTGAATGAAAATACCTTTCATATACAGACTCTTATCTTCCGAGCCTGGTTCTTGAATTGATTCGACAACCATTTGTGCCGAATCAAATGTCAAGTTTTCTTTTAGATATAAAGCCACTCTTAGGCTCCTTTCTTATCGCTCTTCGATTGGGCTACGTGTGTTAGTGGACCCATCTTTAGTAGTAGCTTTTGGTGCCGCTGACAAACCTACCTTGTTCTTACCTGGTACGTTCTTGTAGTTAGCCGCTCCTGGTACATCTTTAGCACCTGGTGCTGGACGACCTTTCTCAACGTCATGACCAAACTTCTGTGGATGACTATCCATACCTGCTTGACCTGAGTTCTGAGGTACTGGGCTGTGAGTATTAGTGCCATTGTCACCGTGATGTACAGCAACCTTTTGAAGTTGGATGGCTTCTGCTAGTGCTTCGTCATCTTCTTCTTCTTCGTCAGCTTCTTCGTCAGCCATTAGCTCTTCAAATTCAGCCATTAGTTCATCTAGCTTGTCTTCGATACGTACTACTGCATCTTCAACTTCGCCGTGATCTTCGTCGTCATGATCTTCGTCGCCCATTTCGACATCCATGTCCATTTCATCATCTTCCATGTCCATGTCTTCGTCTTCCATCATGCCAGCTTCTTCTGCTGAGATTTCGTCCATTAGGTCGCCAACTTTGCCACCCATTTCATCCATCTCATGCATGTCTTCATCCATCTCATACATGTCTTCATCCATTTCATGCATTGATTCATGCTTACCATGGCGAGACTCATGCTTACCATGGCGAGACTCATGCTTCATTTCTTCCATTTCATGCATGTCTTCATCCATTTCATGCATTGATTCATGCTTACCATGGCGAGACTCATGCTTACCATGGCGAGACTCATGCTTACCATGACGAGACTCATGCTTACCATGACGAGACTCATGCTTCATTTCTTCCATAGACTCATCACAATCTGACTCGTGCATTTCTTCGTCCATGTTTTCCATCATTTCGTCTTCCATGTAAGACTCATAAATTTCACGAGACTTCTCTACGACGATTTCATGGAACAGTTCTTTAGCTTGTTCTGTGTTCTCATTAATGACTAGATTAATGAGCTTTTCGTATTTTTTAGCATCCATTGTTAATTCTCCTAGTAGAAATGGCTTTAATATAGTAGTATTTAGTGCATAGCACGGGAAAGTGTCGAATAAGGGCGTGTTTTTTGCACTTTTTCAACATTTTGTGAAATTTTTATTAAAGAGAAGGAGTACTGTCGCCTGAACCTTCTTCTTTGGGTCCGTATTGTGTTCTCACACGTTTTAGATAAAGTGCACTTTCATGATTTCTTACATCAATCATACGGCGCAATTTATTAATTTGACGAAGCGTTAACTTTGTTTTTCTAGATGTACGCCACACAGGTTTACTGTTATCATCTTCGATATTTTGATAACCAGGAATCGCTGGTTCAAATGGGCCTGTCATTTCAGATAAAAACATTTTTACTCTCCGTCAAATCTATTTATCATTTAGATTTGAAAAGCGTCACCAGCACCGCCTTCTGGAGCACCACCTTCAGCGGCACCTCCTCCAACAGGTCCAGCAACATCTACATCAACTTCTGTTTCGGTTTCAGCAGTTTCAATATCATCTGCCGTGGTTTGATCTGCTTCGAAGTCACCCGTAGAAATACCAATGTTTCTTAAATCTGATCCTGAACTATCTCTCTCAACTTCTTTTCTGTTCTCTTCTTCCCAAAGTTCTTCATTTCGCTTGATTTCTTCTTCAGTAAGACCCAAGAATCTTTCAAGTGCAAATCTCTTTGATACATATGGGAATGCTTCCATTGAGGCAAATGTGCTA